GGTTACCGTAGCACATGATGAGTGCATAACGGGCATCCATGTTCTCAGGACGAACAAAGTTCGTATTTGAGAACCACTTACCTGAGTGACCTACAAGGCTGATGTACTTACTGTTAAGGAAGAACACATTGCCAGAAGGTGCGTGTGCATCGTACATTACAGGGGCATTCTTGAACAACAAGTTCTGGAATCCAGAGTTCTGCTTGTCAGTGTCCGTGTAACGAACCTGAGGCTGAAGCAATGATTCATACTTTTCAAACAAAGTCTGAGTAGTAAGAACAAGGTCAGGATGGTCATTACCAACAGATACTGAGTTATACGCAGTAGCCATTTGTGCAAGAGTCAAAGCACCAGCGGTGTTTTCCTCATATGAACGCCACCAGTTGTTGTCCTGACCCGTTGCCGAGTTGATACCGCCAACAGTGTTTCCTGATTCAATCAAGTTTCCAAGACCATTCCAAGACTTACCTGAGTCAGTTCCACCAGCACCAAGAGTGTCAGTACCGTTACCAAAGAACATACGGTTAAAACCTTCACGCATGGATTCTTCAGCCTGCATGATTTTGGCTTCCAGCAAGTTAATAACTTCCTGCTCGCCATTGTTCTTTGCTTCTTCAATACCGCTGATTGCGATAGAAGCAGCGTACTGCTTCCAGTCGTATTCAGCAGCCGAGATGCCTGTCTGAGGGGTAAGGTCAATTGTGTCATAACCAGAGTATGGCTTTACAGTGCTGCTTTCTCCGTAGATAAGCGGCTCAACAATTTTCGTACCACCATTAATCATGCGGATACGACCATTAGCCATAAGGTGTTGTGTCAACGGACGAGCCGAGAACACATTGTCTGTCAACTGATTGCGATAGTTTGCAAGTGTTGTTGATAGAATTGCGTCAAAGTTACTGTTACCAGCCATAATATTTATCTCCTAGATAATTAAAAATTTGTGTTTAGTTGTCGCTTGGCTGCTGCCCAAGCATCTGAAATACTAGAAACAGAATCAAAAGACTCAGCGGTAGTGCTTGCCGTAGCAGAACTACCACCAGAAACAATAGTAGCCTCACGCTTAGAATCCATAACAGAAGTTTCCTTCTGCTTCTGAACCTCTAGTGCCTGTGCCTCTAGTTGTCTCTGCTTGTTGAATTTGTCAAAAGCCAGTTGCTTGTAAACTGCTTCCAAGTCGGTTGTATTACTCCGCAAAGCGGATTGAACAACCTCATTAGTGTCAAAGTCGGGATATGCATTTTGAAGCCGAGAAATCTCTTTTTCAATCTGCTGCTGAGACTGGTATTCTTCAAACTGCGCAATACGCTGGTCTAGTTCACGGATTCTACGCTCACTAGGGTCTAAATCTTCATCAAATGAATCTTCAACCAACTGCTGTGCCTGAGAATTTGAGATGCCATAATGGCGACTCAACAACTCAATCGTTGCAGCGGGGTCCCTATCAAGTGCTGTCTGCAAAGAATTTGCAAATTCCAAAGATTGCCTTTGGGTTGCTAACTCTTGCGTTTTGCGTGTATAATCTGCTTGCCGTTGATAACCAGCAATAGCCTCAGAAAGTGGAACATTCAGTTCTTCTCCATCAAACTTAACAGGTACTCTATGATTAGAATATTCTGCAATGTCTAAAGATGGACTATCATCAACCTGACTTACCTCACTGGAACTAGGTGACCCTACGGGTTCTACATCAGATTCGGTTACGAACTCATCGTTCATTATATTTTCTCCTAGAGTCCTATAATGGTTGCTCTACATATGGCAAGGCTGTTCCCTACTGTGGAGGTTGTCCCTGCATCTGCTGCAACTGTGCCATCATCTCAGGAGTTAAACCCTGTGGTGGTGCCCCTGCCCCCTCTGGAGGCATTGGACCACCCTGAGGTGGCATACCACCCATTTCAGGTGGTTGCGGTGCTGCTTGGACAAACTTCTCTGGGTTCTTAATGTTGAAACCGAACTGCAACACATAAGAAGCAAGTTCCTGCATGTTAACAATACCAGCACCAGCAAACGGAGCCAAAGCATCCACAAGTTGCAGAGTCTGTTGACGGCGTTGTGACTCGTTGTGGGGTTGCGTAGAGCCACCCACTACTTCAAAGTCAAACTCACCCTCAAGATACTCACGGTCAAAAGTAACCCAAAACGGTTCACCATCTTTACCAACAAGACGAGCAACCTGCTCACCAGTCATATACTGCTGAGCAAGCATAACCATACGGCGAGCAACCTCAGAAATAGCCATCTCAACAATAGCCAACTTATCTGCTGTCCGAGCATTAGCAGCATCGGCAACAGCCGAAATTTCTGTAGCAGTACGGCGAATCTCAGGGATTCCACCGTTCATAAACTCAGGCAAACCAGTAATACGGTTAATATCGTTAGTAATCATTTCCGACTGGTTATAAAACTCAGGAGGGCTAATTATGGCAGGGAATGCGGAGACAACATTGCCAAGTGGCTCATCAGAAACCACAGGGACCATAACATTGTCCTCATCAGATTCAAGGGCGCTACGACCAAACTGGTCAAACGCTGATTCCTTGTAGAGGTACTTGCGTGCGAACCGTTTACGATGATTCATCATCTGTGAACGGGTTTCGTTCAACTCACGCTGCAATGGTTCAATCTGCTCTAGGTCGCCAATGGGGTAAAAAACATCAGGCACATCATAATTCCGAAGCATAACAAAAGGATGTCCAAAAGCATAAGGCATCTTAGTTGGTTTAATAAGGAATGATTCACCACCGTCACTAAAAACCGACATCGTTTTATTACGGATGTCATAATATTCCCAAATTTCTGCATAACCATAATTCTTGTCATAAACCTTACGCTGACTAGGGTCCTCACTATAACGACTAACAGCCATAATAGTAACTTCTTCACGAGCAGTCTTATTATATCGCTTATCCGACTTCACCTCAGCAAGAGGGCGACGGATACGCTGCGCAATCCACTTGGCATCATGCATGGATGTAGCGTCAGAGTCTATAAACACATCAAACACTGACACCCGTTCTGCGAACGGAGAGTCAACTGTTATGACAGAATTACTAGTAGATTCACCACCAGCAACATTGTCATTGTAATCACTTTCAGTATCTTCACCAATTGAAGCCTCCTCAACAAAACGGTAACCAGTTTTAATCCAGCCATGCCCACAAATAAGTAGGTCTTTAACCGAACGGCGGAACTCCTCACGGATACTACGGTATCTCCACCAGTAGTTAACAACAGCCTCAGCGACAACAGCATTAGGTGCGTTGTCGGGCTTGGTTGCGTTGACAGTAATTTTGGGGTAGTTAATAGCCACAGCAGGAGCAATAACATTAATAGTGGAGAACGAAATGTTAATCAACATTCTGTCCTCATCACTATAATGGTCATAGTGTTTACCTTTGTAAATATCAATTAGACGCTTCCATGTAGCGTCGTATCCTTCATCTTTGCGCCATTTTTTGGAGGCGTTAAGATGTTCTCGGTATGTTGATAGTTGTTCGGATTGTGGTTTACGAGCCATGATTTACCCCTAAAAATCTGTACTTCTGGTTTTGGGCTGTTTAGAATATTTCTTTCCTTGCAGACCTTTTCCACCAGATTTTTTTAAATTTTTGTTTACTTCTTTTATTACTTGATTAGTATTTTTACCATCAAGTTTGATTTCTTTTTTAACTTTAATTGCTTTATTGGAAACAACAATAGGTTCTTTTCTTTTAGCCTTAGAAAGAGTTTTAGTAGTTGAGTCAACTTTTTTTAAAGAAGAACGAGGAACTTTACCAATGTAAAGAGAACCTTTTTCTCCAGCATATTGTTTTGCTGATTCTACACTAAAAATAGAACCTTTTGATTTTGGATTAAAAGACCATGTAACAGTTTCGTTTGGTAAATCTTTAGAACCTTTTGTGGGGTTAATTTTCTTAAGATTTTTAACTGGAGAACCATGAATTACTTTTTTACCCAAAGTGTAAGAATTTCTAGGGTTGGCTTTTTTGGCAGCCGCTTTTGCTGCTGCCTTAATTATGTCATCAAGAACACCTTCTGGTTTCTTTTTAGCAGCCATAATTACTTCTTCTTTGCTGCTGCTTTTGCTTTTGCTTTTTCTTTGGCTACACCAACAATACTGTCTTTATAAGAAAGGGCACCTTGGTTTTTCATTTTTTGCTTAGTTGTTTCATACATACCAAAAGCATCTTTTTTGCGAGTAGTAGGTACAGCAGGAATTTTTTTAGCAAACTTCTTATTGGCTTTAGTAGTTCTAACTGCTGCTCGTACACCTTTAACACCAATTTTAATGATGTCATCAACAATACCTTGTGAATGTAAACCAGTAATGGCGGGTTTCTTTTTAGCAGCCATTATTTGCTCCTTCCGAAAGCAGCGTCACTTGGGTTAAGCCAGCGAACAACAGGAGGCAGAAAAGCAGCCACTACAGCAGCCCACAAAGCCTTGGGGGATGTTTCACCAGCAATAACAACCGTTAATACGGTTGCTGTTGCGGAACGGGCATATGATGCCAGTGCACATTTGTTTTCTTTAGATATATTAATTTTCATTAGTAATATTCTTTCTTGGTTTTAGGTTTTGGAGCCATTTTTCGTGGACCAGCAGGTTTGCGTAAAGTAGGTTTAGTTTTTTGAGGACGAACATTAAAAGGTTCGTTATCGCTTGGGTCCTTAGGTTTGCGTGGTGCAGGGCGTGGCACTGCTTTGGTAGGAGGTTTATTTTTGCGTGGTAATGTATATGGTGAATCACTTTTAGGTGAAGGAGGAGCCTTGCGCTTAGGTTGAGCCTTTTTTTGTGGCTGAACATTATACGGCTTAGTACTGCTTGGGTCTGGAACTCGTTTCCTTGCTGTTCCACTACCAAGACGCTTCTTTTCCTTCATGGCATCATCAATACCCTTAGA